CTTTCGTGCTTATGTTAGCGGATCACAAGCACCGACAGGCAACCTGAACATCACTAACGGTGGGACGACATATGCTCGTATTACTCTTGGTGAGAATCAGACGCTTATGGCTATGTGGACTGTTCCTGCTGGGTACACAGGATTTTTAGATCATGTCAACATTGCTACAGGCACGACAAATGCTAACCAGTACGTCACTGCTCAAATTGTTCAACGTACACAGGGTGGTGTGTTTCGAGTTATGATGAAACAGACCCTTGGTTCTGGCGGAGTTGCAGATTTTATTCTACGTTATCCTATTGCGGTATCTGAAAAAACAGATTTAGAAGTTAGAGCAATATCTTCTGGATCAAATAACCTTATTTCTGCAAACTTTTCTATGGTATATATAAAAAATAGTTCTGTAGATACTAACAACTATTCACCATAGACATGCACAAAGATACTATAAAAACTGTAGCAATAGGTCTGCTTCCCGTGTTGTTAAGTATTATAGGTTATTTGTTTCAAGAGTCAATGGTTTTAAAAGATAAAATAGCTATATTAGAGCAGAAAATGTCAATTCTAGTAGACATGGATAATCAGATTATTCCAAGTCCTAACAACTCTATAGAGAGATTAAAGTTAAAAGAAGAAATGCTGCATACCACTACTCAATTAGATAAGAGATTGTCTATAATGGAACATCACGTATTTAAAATGATAGATGGTACTAAACATTAAGTTAAGCAGAAGGGGAAAGGCTTAACACTGAGAAGGGTCTTCAGAGTTATTTTCTGTAGACCCTTCTTCATTTAGATGTTCTAGTTCTTCTTCTAACTCACTAGCTTCTTCCAACAATTCTTCCATCTCTTCTTCTTGTTCATGGAACCAAGAACAGCTTGTGAAAAGCTTAATGGTTCTTTCTTCACCCAATAATTCGAGACTATTGATAATATCTTTTTCCAACTCCTCAATAGTCTGAGGTGCATCTTCCTCCGTAGGAGAACGTAACCTACTAAGAAGTTCAAGTGCTTTAAGGGCAGAGTTTGTATGGTTGTTGTTAGTCGCATACGTATATTGCTTTTCAATTTCAGCCACATAGTCAATGGATGTTTCCATTTCCTTTTCAAGGTCTTCAATCCTTTCTTTTACAGAAGCAATTTTTAACAGTCTGCTACCTTGGTTGTGTGCAGACCTGCCAGAGTATCCAGCAGCTTTAGCAGCCTCAGTAGCATTACGATACATTACGTATGCTTGGGCAAACTTCTCTTGCTTTTCGTTTAACTGTTCTGACATTTATTTAAGAAGTTCTCTGAAGTTAATTTTGTCAGCATGAAAAGTATCTTTGAATACTTCAGATACCAGCGTACCTTCGCCATATAGTGTCAGGTTCATATCAATGTCTTTATTACTAAATAGACGTTCACAATCCTGTGCCATAGCAAGCAACTCACCTGTAGTCCAGAAGTTTACACCGTTTGTTTCAACTTTTAGATACTTCTTCTTACCGTCTTCTGTCTCTTCTTTTTCCATTTCTGGTGTAACATTAGGAATATTACAATCAAATCCAAATAGATGAAAGTTTCTAAATCCTAGAATATGTGACATTCCAATTGCTCGCATAGCTGAACAAGTACCACCAGTTACAAAGGTAGTATCAGGAGAGATATTAGCACGTTTATCAACCTTCCACTTACCTTGTGCTGCCTGTTGTACAGCTTCAGAAAAGGCATGCCAACCATATACCTGATCTGTTTTATCAAGCAAGTATTTTGTTACACTAACATCTGTCATTGAAGCTACAAGAAACTTGGTTTTATTGTCAATAAGATTGAATAAATCTTTACGAACAATGCCATGTGTAGACACACCATCAATAGGACGTGGATCAAGAATGACACAAGCATAAGGATCAATGTTATTCTGTAACAGTTTAGGGTAAGAATGTTTTACACAGAATACTGTACCCTTTGTTTCGTTAATTACATGTTTTAGTTCCATATAATTAATAGAAGGACCAGCAGAAACAATAATAGCATGTTCCCCATTTGGTTTACATGTCTTTACAAAATCCCACTTGTCAATCAGTTCTACATTCTCATTGATGCTGTCAATGATATATTCCTTTGGCATTGAATCGCGTGGACGAACAACAATTGGAACCTTAGTAAGTGATTGAGGTACTGGAGGTAGGTCATCCTTCTGTAGCAGAAGAGCAAGGTGAGTAATACCACCACCTTTTACTCTGTCCTGTGAAGGTAGGACAATGCAACGTCCTTCCTTTAGTGTATCGTTAAAGGAATCTACAAGACGGTTGGTTCCAAGGTATTCGTCACCTAGAATATTACCATCAATATCTTTAGTAAAGTAATCGTCAAAAACAATAACATCACAATGCTTTAGATTTTCGTAATCGCTAATTACTGTTTCTTCCGAATGTCCACCATCAATATAAGCAAAATTAGCTTTAGCAATGCTTTCCTTAGCATTAACCAGTGTTTCTTTACTATCGCCTTTATGTAGTTCAAAGGTAAAATCTTTACCCTTTTCTTTCATCTTATCAGCAAACTGCTGTAGACGATTACCTACAGCTTTAATAGAATTATGAGCCTTGCTGTTTAGTTCGTACTTATCTAGTTCTTCATTAGCTTCTTCAAACAAATCAAAGCCAATGTAATGTACCTTGTCTTTTGTTTCAAAGGAAGCTAGAGACATTTCTATAGCACGTCCACCATTCCATGTGCCAACTTCTACAATTGTTTCACTGCCATATGTACGAACAAGATCAGCAAGCTGACGGTAACGAGGTAGTTTAACATCAGGTGCTACTTCAGTATCCGATAGATTATTTTTCAGATTACCTTTGAAGTGTGTCATGTACTGAGATAGAGGTGAATTTTGAAAAGCAGATAGACCATTAACATCAGGAGTTAGATTGTGTACCCGCATACCATGTGCAGTATAAATCTTTAGTAGACGTTCAAAGATAAAGCCATCGTGCCACTCACGATAAGAAACAACCTCACCAATATCATAACAACCTCTTAGATCAGCAATTAGATAGATAGGGGAATCATAATTAAGATTAAAACCCATAAAGGATGTTTCACTATAGTCTACATCTTTACGACCTAGATGTACCAATTCAGACTTTGCCGGTAGTATCGATTCTAGTTTGCTCTGTGATAAAGGTTTAGTAGTTATGGTATCTGCATCAAGCCAGCATAGCCAACCTGCTTGTGCTTCTTCATCTGCAATTTCAAGGGCATATGTAGTTAGAGCATAAATCTTATGACACCACTTGATAGCATCCATACGCCAGTTATAAGCTACTGTACCATTGGCTGTGCCATCGTATGCTTTCATACGTTCACGATAATCTAACATATCCTGAACATCATTTAGGTTACGATATTCAATGTTAGCTGCTTGAGGAAATGAAGCTACTACATCCTTATCACAGTCATGGTAATAGGCTGTTAGGTGTAGGTCTTTATACCAATTATCAACGACAGACTCAAGCATGTTCTTGGCATACCGTTCATAGCCATCTTGGCTAAATGAAGTTACAAAACGAATCATTATTTATCCTTTAACTACTGTACTAAAAAAATCACGCCATTCATCTGCGTATTTATTATCTATATCTCTCTTACCAATCCACTCAGGGTACACAGGACCACCTGTGGTGAAGTGTATATTCTTAGGAATCAGGTCTTCTGGAGATGTTCCATCAAGCCAATTCCATTCTTCTTCAATGCTTCCAATAGGATAAATATCCATCCATTCAAAAGCGTGTAACCAACCCCCGCTTTTGGTATTTACATCTCCTACAGTTAATTCTTTCATCCAAGGATGGTCACAGTTCCAAAGGACAAAAGAAGACCAGTTCTTTCTATTATAGATAGTTTGTACTACACCATCCATCTTTGTCTTTTCTGTAGGTACGTGCATATGCTGTACACAGCTTATTGCATTATCCTTGTCTGATCCATATACATCAAATATTTCTGTAATATCAGAAGTAACAAACATATCTGCATCCATGAACAAAGCAAGGCCAGACATTTGATTTAGAAATGGTACAAGAAAACGAGTAAAACTAAACTCAGTAGAGAAGGGTTTGCTATCAAAAACATCTACCCTATTTCCATCTTTATCTATGTTTGGACTACGCCAATATAAACCTGCACGACGAACCTCAGTCTGTACAATAGGGACAATATTGTAAGTATTAGGGGTATTCATACGAATAGATTTATCTAGTACGCGAACATAGTCATGTTCACGAGGATCATAGCCGATGTAAATAGTTGGAAGTTTATTGATAGGCAAACCCTTACTCCTTCTTATTATTCTATATCTATTGTTCTTGGTTTTTGTTCTTCAGGTGTTTCCTTTTCAATTACCAGATTAAGCATACCATTCTCCATCTTACAAGATACTACACGCATATGATCTGCAAGATAAAAGACACGGCGAAAACCTCTTTTAGCTATGCCTTTAAAAGCATAGTTAATATCTTTTTCAGATTCGTCAGGCTTCTTAACACTTTTAATTGTAAGGATATTAGGTGCTACTTCAACTTCCACGTCTTCTTTACTGAAACCAGCTAGAGCCATTTCAATAATATATTGATTATCTTTCTTGTGAATGTTGTGAGGAGGGTAAGCACCACTGTTTGATACGGCTTGTGCTACATAATTTAGAGGTTCAAAGTATTTATCTACATCAAGCATAAAGTTACGCATACGATCAAATTGTGGGGATACTGTGATTACGTTCATTGTGTATTCCTTTCTTTTAGCAAATACAAATAAAAAAGAGGATAGTCCTATTTCTAGCAACTATCCTCATTATTATATAGCGTAAGATTTATTGTGTCAACAATTATTTTATCTAAATGGTGGTCCTCTAAACCAACAAGTCAAAGACTTTTTATGTCCCTTAATAACTGGTGTAACTCTGTGATGTAGGAAGGAGGGAAAGACAAGAATACTTCCTGTTCTTTTCATTCCTTTAACAGTGATGTATCTTTTCTTCATCTTAGGACTACCCCACCGTTCTATCTGAAAGTTACCTCCCTCATAATTATCGTTAAGATTAATTGTAATAGTAAGTTTTCTAACTACTGGATCGTAGTCTTCCTCAACTCCAATGTCTACATGCCAATCGTAAAACTGTCCTTGATCATATATAGATAACTGAGGTGTTTCATAGACACCAACATCAAAGTTCCAACCACAATCTTCATTGGCCTTCAATGTATATATTTGAAGTAGTTCTATAATATCAGGATTATTTATCCAAGATACATTATTATTTCGTGCTTCTTTTTTAAACTCAGAAGAACCATCGACATGAACAGCAGCTTCTTCTCTATCTAAAGATTCAGCTAAAGATATAACATGCTTACAAAAATCTTCTGGAAGTTCTTCTTGAAATATCTTGAATGGATATGGAAACATTAAGTCTTTCTTTTTGCCTTCATCGATTTATCAGGATTACGTGCAAATGAACTATTCTTACGTCCATCTCTTACACGTAGATTACTACGCTTGTTGCTGCCGCCTTTGCTGAGAGGCTTCTTATGGTCTACATGCTTACCATCGCCTTTCTCTACCAACCCTTCACGCATAAGCATACGACGTGCTTTGTTACGTGCTACTCTTTTAGCAATATTCTTTGGCTTACTTTTTGTTACTTTATTCTCACGTTTATAATCTCTAGCCATCTACTTCTCCCAAAGTATTATCATTAATTTTTTTAATAATAGATTTTAGTATGTCACTTCCAGTGGTTGTGAATAAGTTGGGAAAGATAGAATGAACGATAAGACACATAACAGCACAAATCAAAGACAACGCTATACTGTTAGCAAACTTAAAGTGCTGCCAGTAAGTCATCTTAGCTTCTTGTAAATGTTTTTTAGCTTGCCCAAACATCAGACCAGTTCCCCGATAAAGCACCTTTAGCATAATCTGTAGCACGATTCTCAAAGAAGTTAGTGTGCGTAGGTGCGTTGATCATAGTCTCTACCCAAGGTAGAGGATTATTCTTAACTTTGTAAATGCCTTTCATGCCCATAGAAATAAGACGACGATCAGCAATATACCGAATGTATTCTTTAACTTCGTAGTCTCTTAGTCCTTCTACCTTACCCATCTGAAAGGCTAGGTCAACAAACTTATCTTCCAAATCAACCATAGCTGTAGCAGTAGAATAAATCTCTGACTTTGTTTTGTCGTTCCAAACATCACGATTTTCTTCTACGTATGTACGGAACAGCTTGATCATACCTTCAGCATGTTGTGTCTCATCTACAATAGACCATGTGACGATCTGTCCCATACCCTTCATTTTACCATGACGTGGGAAGTTTAACAACATAATGAAGGAGGAGAATAGTGCAAGACCCTCAGTAAATGCAGAAATAGCAGCAATCTTCAGAGGGATTGGAGCATCACTAGATACTTTATCAAGGAAGTATTCATGCTTATCCTTCATTGCTTCATACTCTAGAAACTCATTGTATGTAGTCTCAGGCATACCGAGAGACTCAATGAGGTGAGAGTAAGCAGCAACATGAAGTGCCTCACGTGCAGCAAAGCTTGTTAGCATCATACGTACTTCAGGCTGTGGAAAGTGTGGTAGGTAGTTGTCTACATAACCACCAGCTACATCAATGTCTGACTGTGTGAAGAAACGAAAGATGTTGGTAAGAAAGTACTTCTCTTCTGTAGAGAGGTTAGTCTTCCAATCCTTTACATCCTCTAGCATAGGAACTTCAGTGTGCAGCCAGTGAGACTGTTCATGCTTTAGCCATGCGTCATATGCCCACGGATAGTGGAAAGGCTTGAAGTAGTTCCGTTGATCTTGAAGTTTAAGCTTTGTCATTTATCCCTCACAAGCTAGACATTCTTCACCAGAGGCTAGTGCCTCCATATCAATCTCTTGAATGATCTGCCTCTCAATCTTACGAGATACACGATCAGCTTTACCAATCTTCTCTGACCGACAATAGTACATGGTCTTTAGTCCCTTCTTCCAAGCTAGGAAGTGTATCGCATGTAGGTAACTAATGTCAACATCAGGACGAAAGAAAACATTCAGCGATTGTGCTTGGTCGATATACTGCTGACGATCTGCTGCATGTTCAATAACCCATCTCTGATCAATTTCCATTGACGTTTTATATAACTCTTTCTCGTAATCGTCAAGACAACGCAGATGCTGAACAGAACCATCGTTAGCAATAATTGAAGACCATATCTTGTCGTAACTAAGTTTATCGTCATTGCTACATTTTTCCTTGATCAGCTTATCTAGGAATTTATTCTTGTTTAGAAAAGCACCACTAATCGTATCCTGCCTGTAGGCGTTTGCTCTAAAAGGTTCGATTGAAGGGGAGGTATTTCCCATAATGATTGAACTACTAGCGTTTGGTGCAATCGCCATAACGTGACTGCAACGTAGTCCTGTCCCTCTAGCGTCAGGTGCTTCACCCCTAACTTCTCCCAAAAGTCTGTTGGCTTTGTCAAGTTCTGTTCGTATGTGCTTGAATACTCGCATATTGAGAGATTTAGCCATTGGGGATTCGTAGGGTATTCCACGCTTCTGTAGCATTGCATGAAAACCCAAGGCTCCAACACCAACTGATCGTTCACGTTCTGCTGAGAACTTAGCACGACTGATGGAGTCAGGAGCATTGTTAATAAAAAGCTGTAGAACATTATCCAGCATTTCCAATACATCTGGAAGAAACTGTTTGTCTTTAGACCAATCATCAAAATGCTCCAGATTAACTGAAGACAAACAGCAAACTGCTGTACGTTCTGCTGATGTAGGAAGAATAATTTCTGAACATAGGTTTGATTGATGTACCTTTAATCCTTGTTGTTTTAACCAAGCAGGTAGCTGTTCATTGGAACGATCAATGAAGTGAAGATAAGGTTCACCAGTTTGCATTCTCATCTCTAGAATACGCTGCCACATCTCTTTAGCAGACACAACATCACATACCTTCTTTGTATGTGGATCACGAAGTTCCCAAGTATCGTCTACATTAGGATCAAGCATACATGCTTCTAAGACCTGCATAAACTTGTCACTAATATTAATACCGTGGTGCATATTCAAGCAACGGAAGTTCTGGTCCCCAGTAGGCTTACGCATCTCAAGGAATAGAACAATATCGGGATGGTCGATGTCAAGATATGCAGCATATGATCCACGA